ACAGAACAAAGGTACCAAATTTTGACTCTAACAATAGAATAGTAAACTATACAATTACTAAAAGAGAAGTTGTGGTAAACGGTACGACTAAAATATTTAAAAAAGTTATTAATAGTAGTGACGTAAAACCATTCTATGAATTCTTCTTACCTGAGAAAAATGTTTTAAGTATTACATCATTAATACAAAAAGACGGTACAGTATATTCAAGTCCTCCAACATACGAAGAGTTTATAACATCACCAAATAAATGGTATGAAGTTGACGCATTGGCGGAAAATACAATTTTTGTTGAAGACCCATCAAAAGCATCTGACAATCCAGGTATTAAAGTTGGGAGATATATAGAAACAGAAAACAGATTTATAAGTGAATACACACCTGAAGGATACTGTAGAGTCCAATTTGGAAGTGCTACTGTAACCGCAGACGACCAACTGGCTCAGTTTGCTAGAACGGGTATTCCTGTAAGATTACAAGACTATCAAAATAACATAGCTTTAGGTAGAACGGTAAAGGCAAATACTACGTTATTTGTAAAATATAGAGTTGGTGGTGGAGAAACATCAAACATAGGAGTTAACACTATCAATCAAATAGGTACTATTAATTTTTCAATTAATGGTCCGTCTAATAGTATAAACGAAAATGTTAGACAAACATTAAGATGTAACAACGTTACAGCTGCAATTGGGGGAGGTAATCTACCAACAACTGAAGAAGTAAGAAATATGGTTACATATAACTTCGCAGCACAAAAAAGAGCGGTAACAATAAATGATTACAATTCCCTAATAAGGACTATGCCGAGTAGATTTGGTGCACCTGCAAAAGCTGCGATAACTGAAGAAGACAATAAAATTAAAATAGAAATACTTTCTTACGATAATAACGGTAAACTAACAGGTAGCGTTTCAAACACACTGAAAGAAAATATTGCAAATTATTTATCAAATTATAGAATGATAAATGATTATATTTCAGTTAGAAGTGCACAAGTTATTGACTTAGAATTTGAGTTCTCTGTTGCCATGGAGTCAACAGAAAATCAAGGACAGGTAATAACAAATATAGTTAATAGTGTTAATTCATATATGTCACCACAAACAAATCTATTAGGTAAAAATGTTAACATATCAGATATACGTAGAATAATACAAGACACACCTGGTGTGAGTACATTAGCAGATTTAAAAGTTTTTAATAAAACTGGTGGACAATACTCATCGTCAGAAACATCACAAAGATACTCAGACAAAAATACCAAACAAATTGAGTTGATTGATGACACTATATTCGCACAACCAAATCAAATCTACCAAATAAGATTTCCTGAAAACGACATTAAGGTTAGAATCAAAACACTTAAGAACGTAGATTTCTCTTAATCCTATTCCATATACTTTTATTTTTTTGAAATTAAAATTAAGGTAAATAACTATTTATCTTAAAAGAAATTAAATGCCAAAATCATATAGATTTAGAACCGATATTGGAGTAGACAAAGAAGTTAGATTAAACATTAGTTGTTGCTGGTAGAGTCGTTGCCAACGGAGGATATGGAATACCAAATGCAACAATTTCTATTTTTGTTCCGTTAGATAATGTTGATGAAAACGACCCAATAATATCAACATTATATCCATACAAAAATTTAAAAGTTAAAAATGAAGATGGATATAGATATAATCTACTACCATACGTAAGGGAATATGGTGGACACACACCAACAGGAACCTTTCCTGATAGAGAGGATATACTCACAAGGAAAGAGGTTTTACAAGTATATGAAAAATATTATAAGTATACTGTAAAAACAAATGAGTCAGGTGACTTTATGATTGTTGGTGTTCCATTAGGGTCACAAAAACTTGTAATGGATTTAGACCTATCTAACATGGGTCAGTTTTCACTAAGACCGTCTGATTTAATTAGGATGGGAATGGGAGTACCTTCACAATTTAACGGACAACAATTTAAATCATCAGAAGATTTAGATAGTTTGCCACAGATTGTTAATAGTGTTAGAGAAATAGATGTAACACCTTTTTGGGGTGAAAATGATTTATGTGATGTAGGTATCATAAGAACTGATTTTGATTTAAGAGACTTAGGTATTGAAATACAACCACAAGCCATTTTTATGGGTTCCATTATGTCAACTACCGATGATGATTATATTAAAGGTAATTGTAAACCAAAAAAAGATGTTGGTAAACTATGTGACATGACCACAGGTCCGGGTCAGATATTATCTATTAGACAAACAATAGATGTAGATAATGAAGGTAAACCGATATTGGAAGAATATAAATTTCAGGAAGGTGGTAATATAATTAATGACGATGGGGTTTGGATGACAGACCTACCCATGAATTTAGATTATTTAATTACGAATGAATTTGGAGAAGAAATCATTTCTTTAGACCCTTCAGTCGGTATACCAACAAAAGGTAAATATAGATTTAAAATAAAATGGCAAAATGAAGACGGATTACAAGGAGACATACTAAGGGCAAATTATTTAGTTCCAAACATTAGAGAACACGGATGGTCAGGAACTACAATGGATGACGCACCTTCAGACGAGGTAAGAAATAAATCATATGCGTTTTCATTAGATTGGAACGAATACTATGATGCAGATGCTGCAATAAATTGTGAAGATACCTTTTACCAGTTTAACTTTAATAAGGTTTATACTATTGCTAGTCATTACGATAGATTTAAATGGGGATTTAATAGAATTAAACACTTAGGAATTAAAGAAATTGATGATAGAAGATGTCAGTCAGAAAGTAATAAATTACCTGTTAACGATGCGCAACGAAATGGTAGTTTACTAATATTCCTATTTAACTTTTTGATAACAATATTAACACCGGCATTTTTATCTCTTATTGTATTAATGCATGTTTTAGCACTTTTATACCCTATTGTTAGAATTCTTTTGAATATTGTAATTGCAATTATAAATGGTATAATAAAAACTATATGTCTTATTGTTTCAATTTTTTCTAGAAGATTAACTGCTGAGGATTGTTTTTCTAAAGGAATTACTCCATTACCTAAAGAGAACCCTTTTAAAAATATTAGTCTACCTATGCTAAGTTATCCCGATTGTGAAGCTTGTAATTGTAAGGCGGGTAGTGTTGAACAAAACGATAATTCTGATTTAGAAAGCTTGGCGTCAGAATTAGTATTTGGACCTATAGTAGACGCCACATGGACAGATGCTTACGTACCTTCAGAAGGTGTTTGTAATAATACTATGTCACCATTTACGAGTAAGTTTCTTTTTAGCGGTTACGATAATAATGTTGATGATAAATTTTATGAAAAAGAAATAAAATTAGTGACAGGTGAGGGTGGTGTAAAAGATGAAATTGAATGGTATAAATCACCTGTTTATCCTGTATTTAAAAATAATGACCCATCAAAAACAAGATGGAGATGTCAACCTAGTCCTACATTAGCGCAAGCCTTAAATTTAATGAATAGAAGGCAAATGTATTTTGGCGATAACGGAGACCAAACCTTACAAGCGACTACAACAAATAGAATGTTAGTTAAAACGGTTAACGACCAGTTTGGTAGTTATTACCATCCGGGTTGGACGGACAGTTGTTTTATTATGATTTTAGACGCTGGTTCTCAAGTAACACCGGGCGAATTATTTACATTTAATGACCCAAATTTAGTAAACGACCCTAATGTTAATAAATATCCAGAAGGTAATCAACTAGGTAACAATGGATTAACGGGTACAACAAATGTTTATAATGAAAATGATTACGTGACTGTAAACATAAATTTTATAAACGCTGATGGAAACCCTGCAGTGGCAACCTCGGTTCCTATAGTTAACACTGGTCAAACAACAAGTTATAAATTTAAGTCAGGAATCGAATACTTCCAAGTCATAACTGCAATGACTAAAACTCAAGTCACTTCAATGGTTGCGGGAACAACTACAGGATTACTTAAAAGACATTTCCTATCTTATCATTCTGCATTTTTGTGTGATGAAGACGCTGACCAACCAGGACCTCCAAGACCTACAGATTCAAGTGGTTGTGGGACGCACTGTAAAAGAATTACTGCTAATAGTATTAATGGTGATGATGATTTGTTAATTGTATTTGCAACTAGAGGTGTTGACCCATACACTCCAAAACAAAAAATGAGGTATGACTTATCTAAAATTTTTGGGTATAATAATGGTACTGGTAATGATAGATATGTATGGAATGGTCAGGTTACAGTAGAGGGTAGTTATTATATGAATATACCTATTCAACCTAATGTAATTGACGGTGATAATGAATCGGTACAAGACTCATATTGGAGGAATGGTCCTAAGACACCAACACCTCACTATCAGTGGAAAGATAATAAACTTAAATTTTACGATAATAATAATTATGGTACATCATATGGAGACTCTAACTTTAGCTCCAAAGCATTGTTTCACCCTTCATTTACGGCTCAATTTCCTTCTAATGAATTTGAATCATTTCAAACGAGCGCTTTTAATAAGTATGTGTCATTAGATAAACAATTAACAAATGATAGTAAGTTTGATAGTTATATGGGTAATTCAGGTAATGGTATACATTGTCCGGATGGTGAGGGTGATGGATATCCCGCAACAGGAATAAATCCATGGTACCAAAGAAGAATTGAAGGATGCGGATATCAATACTCAAAAGTAAGTTCAGATAAAAGAAAAATAAACGCAGAAAGAGATGTTATCACCGTTTCTCCCTTATATCTTACTAGAGATTTGGATGAAGCATTACCCGTCACAAACATGACCAACGTGAATAGGTTAGTGTTTAGGTCAGATAGATTACCGGCGAGTGATAAATTTGATTCAAATCCTGATGCACAAGAACCTGAATTTAGAAGGTATGCGTTACACTTAAACTTAAGGCAACAGTTATTTTTTATTAGTGAGGACGGTTCAGTAACTAATATTGAAGGAGAAA